CCGGTTAACCACAACTCCTAAATAGTGGCTCCATAACAACCCTTTCCTATCATGTCACCTCTGTTTTACGGACTTCTTTCAAATACAGCATATGCGGATCTATTTGGTATTAAACCTCCTAAACCAAATAGAAAGAATAATGTTAAGGCATTACTTCGTTTCCTCAGTGCCTTTCTTCCTTTGTTGAGAGCAGCACTTCTGTATATTCCATCCCATGGATATAACGCATTAGTGAAGTTCTCTAAACAACTTGTTGAGTTATATGATGCCAATCCTCACCGGTTCTGTTCTCTCCTTAAAGAGACCGAGACTTGGTTCCGATGCTTCTTTGCAACGGGAATGAGACCTAATGAACTTCTAGGTACTGATAATTATAACGCTCAACATGATTGTCCAGAGTTGATTGTAGGTTTGTTTTTAATTTTTGAAAGTCTGAAACGGGATCGGCAGCGAACTTATTTTGGTTTATTGATTCTAACTATTTTATCTTCTTTCCGTACAGTGATCGTTCCAAAAGCTCTTAACTCGGATTCAATCACAACTCCTGGTACATGCCCAGAGTTTAATGAGGAACTTATCCCAGATGCACTTTGTGCACTGGGTATTACAAGAGATACATTTATGGCGGAATTTAATAGTCGAGTTAGAGCCAATAAACGTCATTTCACGTCCTCAAGTGGACCCAACGGACCTGCATTGCAAAATGCTAGTTGGGATGCCAAAGCCATCCTTAATGATCCAAAATTGCGAAAGTTTTTACATGATTGGTGCCAATTAACTGGACAACAATCAATTTGGAAAGCAGCTGTTTCAGCTAACATCTACTGCCGAAATATGTTCGGCTTTGATGAGCCTGTTAAAGTTGCTGATAAAGTTGTTTATCATTCTAAATTGCATGTGATCTACGAGAAAGGTGACAAATCAAGAATTATTGCAATGGCAGATTATTGGACTCAAGATGCTTTAACACCCTTACATGACACTCTGTTTCACTTCTTAGGCAAAATCGATAATGATTTTACTATGAACCAGGAGAAAGGGTTTAATTTTGTTAAAGACACGTTATGTCAAGGAAATTTTGATCAAGTTGCTTCTCTTGATCTATCAGCTGCTACGGATCGGCTTCCTGTATGGTACCAGGCAAAGATCCTATCTCATCTTTTTAACAGTGATAAAATTGGACAAGCATGGCGAGATCTTATCTCTAATCGCTCATTCTATTTAGAAAAAGAGAATAAGTATATTCGTTATGCATGTGGACAGCCAATGGGCCTTAAATCTTCATTCGCTATGTTAGGCCTTATGCACCACGTGGTTGTTCAAATCGCTGCAATGAAAGCTGGAATGGGCGCACGGTCTTTTTCTGATTATGCCATTCTTGGAGACGATATCGTATTAGCTCATGGGTCAGTAATCATGGAATATCGTAATTACATGGATTACATTGGTCAAGATATCTCTGATCTTAAATCTCTTTTTTCAAGATCAACTCCTCACTCTGCTGAGTTCTGTAAACGACTTATTGTTGAAGGTCAAGAAGCATCACCTTTTCCAGCAGGCCTATTAGTCCAGGTCGGTAAATCAGGGAAATTTGCTCCACAATTACAAGCAGTAATGATCATGCGAAATCTCGTTATCAATCCACAATTCTTTTGGAACTATATGGATAATCTGCTGACTACCAAACATCTAAACAATTTAGCTACGATGAATGGTATGCCAGGAGCTGTGTCAGGTTTAAAGGAAACATTTCCGTTATCATCATATCCTAACACATTAGCCGATATGGTTGCAATGATCAATGGTCTAGAAGTAGATGATTGGATCAATGTGTCAACATACCACCGTATGGTATCGGCTGCACGGGCCCTTGCCCACTGTATCAGCTCATTAGATTATAATACATATAGAGATGAAGGGACTAATTGGATGGATATCCTAAGAGGAACTCCACATAACCCTTTTTTACCTCTTCCAGATAGACGAGTTATTTTTACTGATAAGGCGAGAAAATTGGGTCTAGATGCTCCGAGTGATAGACCTTTTTCAGTGGTCTACCAAGATCGTCCGAACCCTTACTTTGCTAACGATCAAGGACGGATTGATCTTTTCCCTATGGCCGTTGGTCTTAAGGAATCGGTTAACCTTCATCCAACATTCGCCCTGCTTTTTGAGTACACCGAGTATGTGAGAGAGTATCTAAATGATCTTGCATACGGAGTGGAAAAACGTGAACGGGAAGGACCTCTACTCTTTCACAACGATAGTGCTAACTTTATTGATTTTGCTCTCCGAATGCGTTTCCTTCAAACGAAATCCATCGAGAACCTAACAAGACAGATTAGTGAAGACACAAAAGGTATTCGATCGAATGCACATATGGAAGCAGTGATCAACACTCTTAGCGGGTGGATTCATGATCCAGATGGCACAAGACAGCATACCTCGACTATCGTAACACTTCCTATCCTGCGACTACCCATTGCCATTAGCGTTGCCCCTGGCCAAAAAGCATCTATGACTTTAGGCTCAAGAGTACCTAACGGGTGGTCACTAGATACGGATCTGTTAAGTTTTGCTAAAAACCTTATGTATGTTGGACAACCTACTCCAAGAGTATTACTCAGACGTTAGAGGTAGTATTACCCTACGTGTAAGTAGTACTGCAATTTTCCCGGACTAGAGGTAAGACAGTGATTTCAGTGTTTTCGAACCACTGTTGATCTAAACCTCAAACCAATTCTGATGTGCTTGTAATTGGCAATGACCGCCATCAGAGACTCACTATCCGTTCCGTGGTGAGGATAATTATTGTGCTCGGTATTCGGATCGGGAATGCCTAAGTCGGTGTTTGGTGCAAGGTAGCACACCGGGCTTGTCCGCCCGGAGGTATGGAT